GTATTCGCATTGCGAGATTCATCCGAGCACGATTTTCGGGATTTTGGCGTCGTGTATTCCGTTCCCAGAGCATAATCAGGCGCCTAGGAACACGTATCAGTGTTTGGATATTAACGAGACCGTGCTGATGAGTGATGGTCGGCGTATACCCATCAAAGACGTCAAAGTCGGCGACGAAGTGGTGACGTATCACCCGACATCATTTGAAGTCAGCAAGACCACCGTCGTGAATCATTTCATCCAAGAAAACACGCAACCAGTATATAAGATTACCACTATCTCTGGTCGCGAAATCATTGCGACGGAAGACCATCGGTTCTCAACAAATGCTGGATGGAAAACGGTCAAGGAGCTGATGGATGACCGTGAATTACGTGTGGGGGTGTTTGACACGACGTTTTACGATTCGAATATTAATTTCGTCGAGGTCCACAGTATCGTCCCAGTATCCAACCGTCTCATCTCCGATATTGAAGTCGCCAGCGAGAACCACTCGTTTATTGCGGGCGACGGGTTCGCGAGTTCAAACTGCGCCATGGGCAAACAAGCCATCGGCATCTACGTCACGAATTACCAGCGCCGTATGGATAAGACCGCGTATGTTCTCACCTACCCTCACCGACCCCTCGTGGATACCCGCCTTATGCAAATGATTCAACTCGCGGAAATCCCCTCCGGCGCCCCCCTCATCGTCGCGATTATGTCGTATACCGGATACAATCAGGAAGACTCCGTCCTCGTGAATCAAGGCGCGATAGACCGCGGGATGTTCTCCGCCACAATCTACCACACAGAGAAAGACGAGGACAAGAAAATCAACGGCGATGAAGAAGTCAGATGCCACCCCGACGCGTCCAAGACGAAGGGTATGAAGTTTGGGAACTACGACAAACTGAACCAACGCGGAGTAATGCCAGCGAACACCTTCATCGAAAACCGCGACATTATTATGGGGAAGGTGGTTCCTATCAAAGACAACCGAAACGACCCCACCAAAATCGTGAAATATGAAGACATCAGTCGTATGTATCACACATCAGAGGAGTGTTATGTCGACAAGAGTTATATCGACAGCAATGGTGAAGGATACTGTTTCTGTAAGGTTCGTGTCCGCGCATTTCGCAAACCAGTGATTGGCGATAAGGTGAGTAGTCGTATGGGACAGAAGGGCACGATTGGCAACATCATTCCTGAGCGTGATATGCCCTTTACGAAAGACGGTATCCGCCCCGACATTATTATCAATCCTCACGCCATTCCGTCTCGTATGACCATCGGACAATTGAAAGAGACGCTTCTCGGGAAGGTTCTCGTGAATCTCGGGTTGTTCGGCGATGGGACTTCGTTCGGTGAATACGATATTAAAGATATTAGCAAGGAATTGCTGAAGGTCGGATTTGAGATGAACGGAAACGAACTGTTATACAACGGACTTACTGGCGAACAAATCAAGTCGGATATCTTCATTGGCCCCGTGTTCTACCAGCGTCTGAAACATATGGTGAACGACAAGCAGCACAGTCGGTCTATCGGACCGATGGTCAACTTTACGCATCAGCCCGCGGAAGGCCGTAGTCGCGATGGTGGGTTACGATTCGGAGAGATGGAGCGCGACGCAATGGTAGGACACGGAGCATCGCGTTTCACGAGAGGGCGTATGTATGACTGCTCGGATAAGTATGAAGTTCACGTATGCCGCAAGTGCGGTATGATTGCGTCGTATAATGATGACCGAAGCATTCACTTGTGTAAGATTTGCGAGAATCGGTCGGACTTTGCGCTGGTCCAGATACCGTATGCGTGTAAGTTGCTATTTCAAGAACTCACGACGATGAATGTGGCGCCGAGGATTATGACGTAATTGTCGCTCCAGTGCTCCGTCGCTGGCGCGCCTCCGCACTTCCACTCCAATTCCTATGACAATCGCCATCAATGTATAGAGAATATTATTTACTTTTAGGATTAGATTAATATATTATCAGTAATATATAAATCCAATGAATTTTTCTTTAGGTGGTGTCAAAGGAATTTCTCCTCATCCGATTTCAAATGGAACTCTGAAAGGGAGCTCCGAATTAGAGACTATTCGGTTTACGCTTCGCAAGGCCTGGAATGGTGCAGCTGCCAGTGAGAAATTGGGTGGTCGTGCGCCCGCTGCTACCCCTTTTCGCGTCGTGAATAACGCCGGCGACTATTTTTCCCGCCAAAATTATACATCAGGTGGCTCAAACCAGGTGACTAGCGTGAAACAAAGTATCGCTTCTGGATGGCGCGGTTTAGCGGGTGGTGTCCGCGCCAACGCCGACGATACCGGCGTCCCATCGGCAACTTGTAACACCAAATTCGTCTATGACGGCTCTGATTACACGCGGTTTCGCAAGCAAATGGCAATGAACCGTAATTACAATGATGCCGGGTTTGGTGGAGCTAACAATGCGGCCCAGTCGGCCATTCGCGCGATTCGGAGATAGCGTAGCGAAGCGGAGCCGAGCGGAGCGGAGCCGAGCGAAGCGCAGCGGAGCGTATTATGACATTGAAATGACAATAATATATCATAATATACTAATACTATATCTACGATGACACAGCCCCACCGCACCATCAATATGCCTGAACAATTTGGCCCTTCCGCCAGCGACACACTGTTCGCAATGAATCGCGCATCCTATTTACGCACTGCTGGCGCGGTTGGTGCGGATGACGTCAAATACAACGCTCTTCTCAATAAAAAGACGAAAACATTTACGTCCACGGATTCATCGTCATATATTCAATCGCGTCGTATTCAATCTATCGGATATAGTTCTACCCGCGCACCTTTAGGCGATACGTTAACCTTTAAAAGCCCTGTTCTTCAAGTCCAAAAAGATGCGCTTCGTCGTTGCCGTTCGGGTGGATGTGTGGCCCCCGCCAAGAAAGGCGCAAACCATTCCTTTCATTCTGGGCGTTGAAGGGACCGACCGACGCCCCCTTTAGGATAATCTTTTTTTATTAAATTATTGTATAACACGCATATTTCGTAATGTTGAATAAGTATTTGGTCGAGTTCCTCGGAACTGTCTTCTTTCTTTATGTCATCATCGCTACTGGTAATGCCATCGCGATTGGTGCGGCTTTGGCCATCGCTATTATGCTCGGTGGTCACATCTCCGGTGGTCACTTCAACTCTGCCGTGACTGTGATGATGGCTGCTGCCGGAAAGATTCCTATGTCGGATGCTCTCCCTTACATCCTTGCCCAGGTTGCCGGTGGTCTTGTTGCACTAGAGCTTCACAAGCGCATCAAATTCTGAATCACGAGCAGAATCTTGCGAAGAATATAAAATTGCTATATTATAATAGTATAGCAATTATGCCGAGTATATCTCAAATCACTAGACAATACTCCAAACATCAGTCCGCTCAAAAAGGCGGGGGTGTTTTGGAGTTTTTAGGAATAGGTAAATCAGAATCAGAAAAAGAAGCGGAAAAGGACCCGAATGCGGCGAATGCGGCGTCCGAAGCAGAGGCAGCGTCTCCGGAAGTTGACGGCGCAGTGGATGCGAGCAATAAAGAACCATCTATGATGGATAAGGCACTAAATGTTGTTGGTTTAGGTAAAAGCGACCCCGCTCCTGAACCTGCACCCGCTCCCGCTCCCGCTCCCGCTCCCGCTCCCGAGCCTGTGCCTGCTCCTGAACCTGCGCCCGCTCCCGCTCCCGCTCCCGCTCCCGCTCCCGCTCCCGCTCTCGAACCTGCGTCTGCGTCCGGACCTAGTATGATGGATAAATTAAAAGGTGCTCTTGGAATGGATGAGGGTGAGTCAAATGAAGAAGCTAAATCGGTGAGCGATGAAGAAGAAGAAGCGTCAGATAGCAGTGTGGATGAAAGTAGTGAAGACGAAGACGAAGACGAAAATGGACTCGACTTTGATAAATTCGCTCAAGAACTTCAGACCCTTCGTAAAAAGTATCAAGATTTGAAGCGTGAGAATAAGGAATTGAAAAATAAATCGAAGGAAGAAAAATCTGCCACAACAGACACAAGTGAGATGTCAAAAATAATTGCTGCTTTTTTCGCAATTAAAGGTTCTGTCGCTCAATTGCAAATTTCATTGAAAAAGCACGCAGACCACAATGGATTTCCAGTCGACGGATTAGGTTTGGACGAAGAAGAAGAAGAAGAAGCGCCAGTAGCACCGGCGGCAGAGGAAGAAGAAGCTGTATCTGTATCATCAGAATCAGAGTCTGAATCTGAGACAGAACCGCAAGCACCCGAGGAGCCACCCGCGCCCGCGCCCGCACCCGAGGAGCCACCCGCGCCCGCAGCCGCCGAGGAGCCACCCGCACCCGCAGCCGCCGAGGAGACGCCTGCTCCTGCGCCCGCACCCGCAGCAGAGGAGCCACCCGCACCCGCCATTCCAAGTATTCCCGTTAATGAACAAACCAAGCCAAATTCATTATTCAGTGGTGGCAAAAACCATTACGTCCAAATGATGAAAAAGAATAAGACGCATCGTCACCATAAACGTCGCAACCGTCATCAAACTCTCCGTAAATAAACGCAATATATGAAACCACCACTTCGGTGTTTTCATATTCTTCTATTATTTCATATTCTTCTTGTATAACATTCGGTATAATATATAAAGTAGAAGCGCCATCAGTCCATAATAATAGACTTGGGACATATGGTCGCCGCGAATATCCGAATGGTCAATAACTTCGCTATCTACAGAAACGGATGAATCAGATTCTTCAAACCCGAGTATTTGCGATAACCTATAAATCATTTCATCGTAAACTGATGGTGCTTCGTTTGCCTCCGTTGATGTCATCGCTGTAGTCGCTGTATTATAAAATGTTCCAACATTTTTATTATGACGGTCAATGATTTCTCTCGCATTTAACGGCCCTTCGTCCGCCTCCGCCGCTGTCGCTCCCACTCCTGCCGTTTTCTTTTCGGTTTTTCGCGTAAACGTATCAAATGATAATTCACTCGACGGTGGCGCATAACTCATCGGACTACGGTGCGACATTTGATACGCAATCCCAGACGAACCGGCTAAATTACCCATTGATTCACTACGATTTTGGCACCTTTTTCCGGAAGCTGGGTTATACTTCCCAGGAAAATGGCACGGATTCATTTCTACCATTTCAACAAGCGCCACGTGATGCGTTTTACTTCTACGAACATTATCATTATCTACAGTCTCTAATGTCACTTTCGCACAATCAGGGTATGTCCCTGCCGTGAATCCGTTGAACAGTTGAACCGGATTGAGCGCACCTAAATTCCCAAGCGCACCTGGAATAAGACCACGAAGGTCATCAAATGTGCGTCCATCCGCACCACTCGCAATAAATGGAATAGACCCGTCCGGTATGTTATTCACGTAAATCCACCTAGCGACCAGTTTCTTTTCACCTTTGCGTTTCTCATCGCGTTCCTTTTTCTGTTCGTTAAGCGCATTTTTCAGTTTGTTTGCTTGGTCTTCTGTTATTTCTTTCGCGCCTTCTTTGTTTTGAACGTCTTCATACGCACGGTCCCACGCGGCATCTTCGTCGCGTTCTTGCTTCCATTTTTCAGCGGTTGTTTCGCTACATTTTCCGGTTGTTTGTAAGAAGAATTTATTGCCGAGTGGTTTTCCGGTGACACTTGCGTTACCTGACCCTTGAATAAGAAGTTCTACATAAGATAGAAGTCCGTCTACATTTGTTGCGAGTGCGTCGAGAGAAAATCCGGGCGACATTCCCATCTCAGAGGGTTGTTTGATGCTTTTCCAATAATCATAAGACGGGCCTAATAATGATGACATTGTTTTGAATATTACCTAAGTATTCATTAGATTAAATTCCGGGTTATTCCATTTCATTTCATTTCATTTCATTGCATTTCATTTCATTTCATTTCATTTCATTGCATTTCATTATATCGTGATATTCACTTTACCACCCGGCGACAATGACTTATTCAAATCCTCGACTTGTTTTCCTAATGTCTGTAATTGGCGTGTCGTTTCATTGATTTGCGCCGTCTGGTCTTTCACCGCATTTACATATTTAGATAACTCTTTTATTTTGCCTTGTAATTCAAGATATTGTCCGCAGTCGGTTCCACACGGCGTCTTCTTCTGTTTTTCAGGCGCATCCGTATCGGCGCTAACAAATTTACCATCTTTGGTCGTTGTTTTGCCTGTATCTGTCGTTGTCATTCCTTCTACTGCTTGGCGAAAAATGGCGGATTCCGATAGTTCAGATGGTCTGAAGACGTCGCCGTTGTCGTCGCCGTCGTCGTTGTCGCCCGAAATCACAAGAGGTGAAAACCAATGTCTCCAATACGAGTGTCCAAAGATTCTCTCGCCGTTGAATAATAATAAGATGAACAATCCAGACACCACGAGTATAAATACCACGATAAATGCTTGATATTTCAGAACAGGATGTGTGCTACTGTCATTTACAAATTGGGTTACATTTGACCTAAATACCTCATTCGCGTCTGCGTGTATAAATGCGTTGAATATCATTATCGTCGGTGTCTGTGTGTCTTTACGACGCTTTTACATTTCACTCGGATTTTAATTATCGTAATCGTAATCGTAATCGTAATCGTAATCGTAATCGTATTCGTATTTATTTTCTCTTTTGTGCCAATTTTTGAACATTCCGTTGCATTATTTCAATGTATAATTGCTGTTGTTTGATTACTTCATTGTTATTTTGTATTTCTTTCTGTAATTTAGCTGCGTTTTCAATCAATCCGGTGAGTTTTGTTTTCATTGCCTCAACCGCATTACAGTCCTTGGGACAGCTCTCGCCGCTGGTCCCGCCGCTTTCGTCGTCGCCGCTACCGCCGCCTTTTTTATTCTCCATTCCTTCGCGGATGCCACCGCCACCGCCGCCACCACCGTGGCGTAATCGCATATTCTCTCGCACATTCCGATAAACCCCCGTTACAACATTACGCAACGTAATATCAAGTATGGCGATAATGACGCCGATTAAAAGCAATATCGTGAAGTTCGAGAGATTTTTCGTATAAAACTGGATATATTCTAACATCTCTCGATATGACTCTTATAGTTCTATACGATAATATTTTATTCGGGTTATGTATACGGGTTCCATTCCATTCCATTATTCCATTCCATTATTCCATTCCATT